AAGTAAACCATAAACTTGTCTTTGATTTCTTTGCAACATAAGTAAATACTTTATGGTGCCACTCAGTTATTTTCTTAGTAAAACTTAATATTTTATTTCTCATAGTCTCTTTCTTTTATCATTTCTAAATAATGTATCGCTTTATCTATGTCTTGCTCTTTTCCTTTTACTGCATGTCTGCATATATATTTTATAGCCGATCCTTCTGCAAAAGGCAACCTGTTCTTATTTATAAACTCACTCGGCTGAATCTTCATATCTTTGTAGTGAGATCCTCCGACCTGTTTATCATATGCTTTAGATTTCATATCCATTGCTCTCCTTTTTTGCTTCCATTATATACAGGTTTTGTTTTGTTCTTGTAACGCCAACGTACCAAACCCTATGCTCCTCATCTTGTTTATCTTCGTTTTTTTCTATTGAATCTCTTATTGTTTTTGTATTATCTAATATGATTAAAACATTTTCAGCTTCTCCACCTTTAGCTGCGTGTATGGTAGACAATTTCACCCTTGCTGGTTTGGAAAGTTCTTCTCCATTCTGTCTCATATATCTTATATATAAACTTTCTTCAGGGTGTGTTTGAAATACCTCATACCATCTTTGAGTCATACTATAACCAAACTCTTTTAGATCGTAAAGTCTTTCTTCTGTGTGAGTAAAATCTTTATTAAAGAATTCAAATAAATCTTTACATTCTGTTATAGAAAGTTTGTCACCATTACACCATCTTTCATAACTTAGTATATTTTTATATAATCTTTCGTGGTAACTTTTTCTATTTTTGTATTCGTAATAAATACCACTATTTATTAATTCTTTTTTTATACTCTCTAGTTTAGAATGTGTTCTACCTAAAATAAGCCATGTAGTTTCATTAACAGAACCTGTGGGTTTTAACCATGTATCCTCTATGTCTGTAATTCTATGAACAGCTCCTTCTTCATCTCTTGACTGCCACACTTTAGACAACTTTCTATCATCTGGAATACGCTGAAGTATGTTATTTGCTATATCCTGCACCGCTTTTGGTACTCTGAAAGACTGTGGCAAAATTATGTTTTTAGCTTTTTCAGATTGAAATCTTTTAATATCTGCACCAGCCCAACCATAAATAGCTTGGTCATCATCGCCAGCTAAAACTATATTTTTAGAATTTTGTTTTAGTATATCAAACATTCTCCACTGTATAGGTGATAAGTCTTGAGCCTCGTCAACAAAAACAACATCAAATTTTGGACACAACATAGATGAGTTAAACCTTTCTATCATGTCTGTAAAATCTACCAGACCATATGCTTGTTTGTAGTTATCTACCTCATCCTTTAAAATTTTTAATTGTCTTTTATCTATTTTGTAAGAATACATATCTGTGTTGTATTCTTGTTCTACCGATAATTCTTTTACTCTCGCTGAATTAATTATATTAAAATATTCACTATCAGAACTTACAAAACCTATTGTTTCTTCGCCATTATTATACACCGTAACCTCTATACCTAATTTTTTTCCAACATCTTCATAATGTTCTGGCTGCATAACCTGACTTTTCTTTAAACCTAATATTTTAAAAGCAAGAGCATGTAATGTTTTAAAATAAGGTAGATCTTTTTCTTGTAATGATTTATGTAAATTCAACATTCTGTCCCTGGCTTCATCAGCAGCTTTAGTTGTAAAAGCAAAATAACCAATTTTGTTTAAGGGTGTACCCAACTTATGAAAAGTATTTACATACTTAATAAGTTTTGTAGTTTTCCCTGTTCCCGGAGGCCCGAGTATTTTTCTAGTACTCATAAAAAGTATCCTGTAATTATAATGGTAGCTATACAAATCATAGTAATTAAAATCATATCGTCAAGGTGATTCATCTATTTACCCACTGTTTTTCACTTTCAGTTGTTGCATAATAAAATTCAATTTTTTTACCACCTCTTGTCCATGCCTTATTGCTTGAATACCTCTTCTCAGAAAGACGTTGACTCTCTTCATCTAAATTTTCTTCTTCATAACAGTATACCCATTTTACTTGTTTACATTCCGTGCAATAAAATAAATTTTTTTTCTTCCAATAGTTAACTGATTTATTTTCACAATCCATACAGTACTGATCTTTGTTTGGATGTGTTTTACCTTTTAAGTAATATTCAGATGTGGGTGTGTTCCATTGTAATTGTGTACCAGCTTCATTCCAGTATGTATCAATTTCTTTAAATTTTTTATCTTCATCATTGATTCCATTATCACGAAGTAAATAAGTCTTACCACCTTCTCCTGATATACGACAATGCCAGCTTCCCCGCTGGTCCATAAAACCAATACCTATATCTGAGGTAGAAAATACACATTCAGCAACATTGTAATCTTGTAATTTAATTGGTTCCTTACCTTCTTCCCAAAATGAATCGCGAACATATAGAAGACCCATCTCACTATTACCATCTAACTGTAGATTGGTTCCTAAGATTAATAACTCATAGGGTAGATTTTTAATTCCAGATTCCTCTATTCTTATTCTATCAGGATGTTTTTCCCAATCTTCTATCTTGTCAATGGGTTTAACATCTACTAAAATTTTTTTATCTTTTCCTATAATTAAAAAATCAGGTATCCAATTTTTCAAACCATCTATTTCGGGTTCGTATATTATGTTCCATCCTAGTCTTTTCATAAAAAGATACCATCTTGCTTCTAATTTACTTCTAAACTGTATTCCGTCTATTTTAATTGGTATTGCTTTCATTACATTATCTCCGTGTTATTTTTTATTCTTGTGTGGTGTATAGGTACTTCTTCAAAATCTTTTATCTTTATGCTCACTATATTCTTGGTCGGTGTGTAATAGGTTCCTTTGTCAAGTGATGGAAATCTTTTTTGATCAAGAAACTCTATGCCACAATTTTCGTACGTTGTTCTCATTAGAACACCAGTTTTATCTTCGCCATGCTTCCAGTTCTTTGCCTTTAGTCTGTCATAAAATTTATCAAATTTAAAATAAGCATAACCTTCTTCAATTAATACTGTACCTGATTTAAAGCTAGCATCATTCATGGCTCTAGGTCCATTAATTTTTGCATGTAAAACATCATGTAGTTTTTCTTTAGGTGACGTACCTATAGGTGGATGCACGGTTATTTGTGTCTTAAATAAAACGTCTAATATTGTTTGATCCTCTTGTCCTTTTATTATTGGTGGTGGAAATCCAGCAGCTTTAGCTATAGCATTTCTTCTTTTTCTTTGGTCCGTGACATGTTCTATACTACGACAGTGTACGGTTGCTTTGCCTATGCCATCAGGTTTAGTTACATCAAACTCATATTCTGGATCAGGCTCTATATCTATTTTTCTAAGGTTTACTAGTAAGGGGTAAGATCCTTTTGAGCCAGCTAGTACACCATGCCGTTTCTTAACACATATACCTTTTTTACAATATTCGCTGATAGGGCTTTGTGTACATGTGTAACCTTTTTCAGATTTACTCCATGATCTCAGTTTCCCGTTTAAAGTTTGTTGATCCCATGCATTTGCATGTACTGTTTCAAAATATTTAACTGGTGCATTTTTAACTTTCTGCTGCCAACTGTCAGGATATTTCATTTTAACGAAGACATGATAGTTGTACATAAATCTATCTTTACCATCAAATCCTGGTTTATTCATAATCTTAGATAATGAAGCTAGACAAGGAGGTCCTTCTAGAAAATCATCATCAACACCCTCCATTGATTTAGTTTCCATATTCTCTGTTATTGTTTTTAAATCTTCTGCTGTGGTTAAATTAGATTCTACTACCTTAATAAATTGTTCTAGTGTAAAAAATGTGCCGTCAATGTTTATTGCTCTACGATTTACACTTTCAAAATAAGGTAGATTTATAAATTGCCCCGGTTTCAAGATCCCTGTTTCCGGGTCCTTTGTTAGTTGTGTCTGCTTTGGAAATATTTCACAATCAGGTTTTAAATTAAATATAGGTAATAGATTACTTAAAAAAGATACAATAAGAGTTGATGATACAAACTCCGTCATGAATAGATATAAATGAAGTCCACCACTCTTAGACTCAATAGGTATTAAAGGTAAGTCATACTGTTGTATGGTTTCTAAATAAAGTTGTTTACTGAACCCATCATATTTTTTAGGATCAATATCGATAACACCAAATTTAGCCTCACCATTTTCATTAGTGGGTTGGATTCCAATTGATTTGGTTCCGCTTAAATGATCTTTATAAATTTGATCGGTAAGCTCTTCATAATTCCAGCGATAATCGCCTGGTTTAAGTTTTAATTTTCCACTATTAGGATCACGATAGGCATTCTTAATATTAGCAATACCATACGCAGATCTATAGCCGTCAAAAATTTTTATATATCTTTCAATCATATTTATTCTTTCTAAGTGGGCCTTCTAGTCTCCCGTCCGGCCCACATTGTGCGCACACCCCCGAAGGGATTATATAATACTTGAGTCTTCTTTTGGTTTATCTTCACCATGCTTAACCTTTACAGCACCCTTATCAATGTTTGCTGAAAATTCTTTAGCTTGGTTATAGTCGCTACCATTAGTGACTGGTCCTATTTTACTAACTTCCCAACCAAACCAAGTCCCTTTATCATTAGACATTGGTACAGTTTTTAGTTTGTAAATGTGGCTGTAAGATGACGGAGTATATAAACCGTTTTTACCTTTCAGTTTGATACCACTTATCATTGAGTTCCATTTTCTACTAATTTTTAATTGAGTACGAGTCATGGAAATCAAAGCTGTTGACGGAGTGTCCCCAGTTATAATTACAAAGTGAGATGCAGTTTTTTCAATATAATTACCATTAGGTAATCTATCTCTATAATTAGCATCCGGTTTTGTTGATGACATTATATCAGATGAAGCGTGGTGTATCATTACTGGTGCTCCAGGTCCTTCTCCTCTATCTTTCCATTCAACATACTCGAGTTTATATAAAGCAGGAATAACATCTATTCCTTTTACGCCATTATATAATTCTCCAGTCACTGAATTGAAAATCATTCCAGGTTCTGCTCCCTCTACATATTTACCATCTCTCTTATTTACTTGAGGAGATAATTGTACGAGTACTTTAAGAAAAGGCAATGCTAAGTCCTCTTGACCTACTTTACCTATTCCTTTTCCTGCGTCTTCTTCAAACATAACTGATGCTGGAAGGCCGGCTTTTTCTTTTTTTTCTACTTGGTTCATGTTTATTTGTTCCTTGTTATTTTTGTTCTGTTGCTTGTGAACAGGTTAAAAAGATCAGAGGGCATATCAAGTCCATTTTCGATACGCTCTCTAACCAATGCTTTAAGTGTCATCGGTTCAACCTTTAGTTTCTGGACAGGTTGATAACCTTGACCTTGCGCAAGGACAGCATATTGCTGTGCCTTGTTATCTTCGGAACGGCCAAAAGCAACGGTTATCTCATTTTTAATAAGATCACCTAGTCCATTCTCACGAAGCCATGTGTAAGCACCTTCCCGCTTGTCAACTGGGATAGACGCTCCATAGATGGGTTTAACTTCAACTGAAGTACCATCCGATAATTTTAATGTAGAGATATTCATCTCCTGCATCATTGTTGGAATTACTTCCGCTGATAACAGTTCTGATTTTCTCTTTATTTCTTTCAACTCTTCTTCTTTTAAAACTACTAGATCCTCTAGTTCTTGCAGCTTTACAACTTGATCAGATAATTTTTTACCTTCATTAACTGAATCTAAATTTCCTCGCGCGTCTTGTTCGAAATTTATATTACTCATTTATATCTCCTTTCTCGTGTAGATCTATTTCAACAGGATAATATATCCTATCTTGTTTGTCCCACTTTAGTAGTTTATATCTACCATTTGTCATTTCAGCAACGATAGAACAAGATACTCCAATTATTGCGGGATCTCCTGTCAATAGCAAGAAATCTTTTGGTGTGTAATTTTTCAATAGACTCTTTAATTTAAAAACCAAAGGACCTGGAGAAAATATCATTTGAGAAAATTCCGGTAATAGAAACTTAAAATTTCCAAACTTGGAAGCACTCATAATATTTATTTTAGGAGCACCGGCTCTTGTGCCTGGTAATTCCTGAATAACATACACCGTAGGTTTACTTACTTTTATATCTTCGTAACTCATGCTTTCTGTCATTGACAACAATATAAACATTATGCTAAAGATGTCAATAGAAAGAAGATAAAAAAATGAATTATAAATTTAAAACAAAGCCTTATCAACATCAGTTAAATGCTTTGGCACTATCTTGGGATAAAACTTACTTTGCTTATTTTATGGAAATGGGTACGGGTAAATCTAAAGTTCTAATAGATAATATTGCTATGTTATATGATAAAGGAAAAATCAATGGTGCCTTAATTGTGGCACCCAAAGGAGTCATCGGTACATGGGCTAAAGAACAGTTGCCTATTCATATGCCAGATCACATAGAACATAAAGTAGTTTCATGGCAGGCTAATATAAATGACAAACAACAGAAAAAATTAAAACATTTATTTGAAACAGGTGGGGATCTTCATGTGTTGATTATGAATGTTGAGGCTTTAAGCACTAAGAAAGGTGTTGAATTTGCTTATAAATTTTTATCTTGCCATAATGCTTTGATGGCTATTGATGAATCTACAACGATTAAAAATCCTGATGCTAAAAGAACTAAAAATATATGTATATTAGGACCCCACGCTAAATACAGAAGAATACTAACTGGTTCACCTATTACTAAATCACCCTTAGATTTATATAAACAATGTGATTTTTTAGCTCCTGAATTATTAGGACACGTGTCTTACTACTCTTTTAGAACTAGGTATGCAATTATGAAGACGGCTAATTTTGGTGGTAGGTCGGTGCAGATTGTAGTTGGTTATCGTAATCTACCTGAACTTACTGAAATGCTAAAAACCTTTTCCTATAGAGTATTAAAAGACGATTGTTTGGACCTACCTAAAAAAACATTTATGCGTAGAATTATCAAACTTTCTCCTGAACAAGAAAAATTATATAAGCAAATGGCTCAATTAGCTTTAGCTCAATTTGGTGGAAAAATAATGACAACTGCCACAGTTATGACGCAACTTATGCGATTACATCAAATTACTTGTGGTCATTTTACTGCTGATGATGGAACCATTAAAGATTTAAAAAATAATCGATTAGATCATATCTCTGATTTATTACACGAAGTACACGGAAAAGTTGTAATATGGGCACATTACCAGCACGATGTAGAAACAATAGTAGAACGTCTAAAAAAAGAGCATGGGGATAACTCTGTTGTGACTTATTATGGCTTGACACCACAAGATAAAAGACAGGATAATATTAAAAATTTTCAAGATAAAGAAAGTCCCGTTAGGTTTTTAGTGGGCACCACAGCAACAGGTGGTTACGGCATCACCCTAACTGCGGCTAGTACCATGATTTATTATTCTAATGGTTATGATCTTGAGAAAAGACAACAGTCAGAAGCTAGAATTGACCGTATCGGTCAAGAAAGCCCGATGACTTACATTGATATAATCGCAGAGAACACTATCGATGATAAAATAGTAGTGGCCCTAAGAAAGAAAGTAAATATTGCCAGTCAGATTATGGGTGAAGAATTAAAAGATTGGATTTAGTATAGGAAAATATAGGAGTACTTGAATTTCTTGTCGCAAAAAAAATACCTAGATTTTTAGCAAACTATTCCTCAAAAGGAGTATATTTTGTTTTACCTTTTTCGTCCTTATAGGCTACTAAAAATTGATTCTTATTATGTTCGCTAGAATAACTACAGTGGATCCAGCCACTATTAGGATCCCCCTCTTTATAAAACTCTAAAATTAATTGATTAAAATCTAGGTTGTCTTTAACCCACAAGGCCAATTCTTTGTTGTCTACTTCCCATATTTCAAAATCTGCTGCCGCTGACTTCTCTAGTGCGGTATGTTCTGAACTAATACTTGAACCTATTTCTATACAAAGTTCAGCACATCTAAAACCTGACGATATGATCATAGGCTTTTCAAAGTTTGTTCTTATGGGCTGTAATATATTTATAGCAAGAGCTTTTAGATTCTCTATTTG